CCAAGGATGATGTACTCCTCTGCACCATGGGTGAAGGACAAGACTGCTAAGCGCAAGTACGATGTCGTGCGGCTGTACGGTACTCTTCTTAGCATGGGCTCAGCCTTCATCCCCTATGATGCTGAGGGGTACAGGGGGGCTGTGCAGAGCTTGACAGGAGGCCTGGGACAGCGTCACAAGAACTTTGGCTTCTCTGCACGTAAGGCACTGGTTCCCATCTTGGCATCCTTGCAGGAGGAAGCAAGGGCCCTCAGAGCTATGATGGGTGGGGATACAGTCCTTGACGACCCCGACGTGGAGGTCATCAGGGAGGCAGGCTACGTTGTCCCCGCCACCCTTGACGCACTCATCGAAGGACTCCATCTTGGCGCCTTCATGTCTAAGGTCATGGAGATTTTCAACCCGATGCGCCTCCCGAAGAGGCGGGTTGAGCGCCCGGAGATGGACCCTCCTGAGGTCCCGCCCCCCGTGATTGCTCCAACCCTGGACCTCACCACCTACCGTGGCTATGGCTACGAGGGCGTGGCTGCGGACGCGCTCCATCGCGCTCTCCAGGAGGAGGATGCTCAGGATGGTGAGGAGTCTCCGATCCCTTCCCTCAGTACGCTAGTCTACAACAGCATGCACGACTTGTGGCTAGGCGTCCCACCCGACACCCTTGGACCGCGTACGCATGCCATGGCCGGCGGCGACAGGTGGTACGACACTGTAGAGGAGGAGGCCGTCGAGGCCTTTGAGTCTGTGGCTGGGAAGCTGCCTGCTGGGGTTGTTCCCAGTGGCAGGGCCGGAGACCTCGTCGTGAACCCCATTAAGCCAGAGGAAATCGCCGCATACCGAGCGATTACTGAGGCGAACTGGGGCAGGCCCCCCCCTGACGTCGCCGTGCGGGGGACGTCCCACACGCTCACCCGCAGTGAGTACACAACGGAGAGCCTGACGAAAAGTCAGAAACGAAACCGGCGCCACAAGGCAGCCAAGGCGCGGAAGCGCGCTGACGCTGCATACAACGATGAGGAGACGCACGCCAACCTCGCTATGGCGAGGGAGGAGGAGCGACGCCACGAGGAAGACCTCGAGGAGCTCTATCATCGGCGCCGCTGAGAACTCACAAAAAGAAGAGCGCCAGGCGAGAACGGCGCTATACAAATTGTTTCTCGCGTGCCCAGTTTTGGTATTTCGCTGGGATATCAATGAAAGAGCCTGGTTTGAATCACACAACTACTGACATGCAGTCAGAAACCCTAAAAATGTTCCTAAGATGCCAAAGATTATGAGAAAGACGAACCGAAGCAAAGCTGCCCGCGCGACG